TAGCTGCCCAAGTTTCAGAAGTCATGTACCACTTTGCATTTCTTGCAACTTCCTCATCTAGTGCATAGTAAGCACTTATTAATGAATCAACAAATGTTGTGTCATCAGTTGTATCTATTTCAATTTCTTGTGTTACTTTGTTATCTTTTAAAATTCCAGTAGGCATATTTGTCCCTGTTCCATTAAATAATGCATCTGCTAATCTTAAAGATAAAGCATATTCAACTCTTTTTATTAAGAAATTAGCATATCCTACAAAGTTGGTAGCAAGTAATTTGTTAGTTACTTTTGGCATTGCATACAATGAATGTAATGCTATAACTACATGGTCAATTTGAGATACAGAAGTTTCTTCTCTGTCTGCTTCCTCTCCTATCCAACCAGTTTCTGGTAAACCTGCAACTTCTCTTGGAATTGTTAAACTTCCATCTGTTATTGGAATAAACTTTATATCTCCAAGTGCTGAATTTTGCTCAACTAATCTTTCAAGTATTGTATTTACATACTGTGTTTTAATAGCTTTTGATGTATTAGTTGTATTAGCAGGATCTGCTGAAAAATTTAATTCTGTTGTTGAATTAAAAACAGTTTCTGTTGCTTTTCCATTTTTTTCAACTTCTTGTATCATTGCACTAAATTGTTCAGCAACTGTAACTTCTGCTGGAGTAGCTTTAAAGTCTGCTTTTAATCCTTTAATAACTTCATTAAACTCAGTCATTTGCTTTTCAATTTCAGCTTTAAATTCTCCATTTAATTCAGTTTTAATTTCTTCAAACTTTGAATTAATTTCATTGAATTTAGTAGGTAAATTTTTGATTTCTTCTGGTGTTCCAGCTTCCAATAACTCAGTTTTAAAGTTTGCTAATAATTCAGCCATTAATAATTTTAATTGTTCCTTATCCATTTGTTCTATTCCTCCATTTTCTCTATTAAATACTCTTGTTACTTTACTTCCTTTTACTGCTCCCTTGGGTGTTAAACTTCCCTCATGAGCTTCAAACTTATTTATATCTATGTAATACTTACCATTTTCACTATATTCTTTATAATCTACAATGTTCCCACCCACTGACATTTCAAAAGGTAGCTTCATTTCTTTCATAAGCGAGTATAACTTCACAGCTTCAGGATTTATATAATTTCCATTATCATCTTTTGATAAATGAAACTCTCCCACAACTTCAAATCCCTTCTCTGTTTCTTCTCCTACTAATTTGCCAACTGGTAATAATTCACCATAATGATTGTATAAAAGGAGTAAAGTCTTCCCATTATTTCCTTGCATACTTCCTTTTTTAAATCTATAAATACCCTTTGCAAGACTGTCATTTTGCATATTTACAAGGATTCCTGTAAATCTTCCTAGTGTTTCTTCTTCTTTAAACTTTTCAATTTCACAAGTAAAATTTAAAGTTTCATCAGAAAAATTGACCTTTCTTTTTATTTTTTTCTTTGACATGCCTACTCCTTTTATCTAAAAATAATTAAACAACTACATCTAACAACCTCAGAAACTGGTAAACTATCTTGATGTGGATACTCAGCTTCTACACCATCTTTTAATTTCCACTTATAATCTATATCCATCCATTTATTACTTATAGCTTTATGGTGTGGTCTGTATGTTTTTTTCCCACCAACATGTATCCAGCATTTTTCTTTCATCACATTCTTGGCAGTTTCATAACTTGTTGTATTAATGCTTTTGCTTGTTTCAGTTCTTGCTATTGTACTCGCTCTTTGTTCTGTCATTCCATTAATATTCTTTACCAGTTCTTTAACCATTTCATTATGTGATAAGCCTTCTTCTTGCCCTGTTGTGATTATCTTATTTAAAATATTTTTTGTTGTTGCTGTCATTTTAGTTGCTTGTTTTCCAGCATTCTTTATATTCCAATCTTTTAAAAAATAATCTCTAATACCTTTTATAGTTTTAGATTTTATCGTTTTCTTGTAGATGTTTTGAAAGCCTTTAAAAGTCTCCTCGAATGTATATAAGTAAACTACTTCAAGTCCCTTTTTAAATTTCTTCAAAAGCCATTCATAGTCAATATTTATAATCATTTTTACATCATATTTTTTTGAATTATCTTCAATTATTTTGTCTCTTAATTCTATAAATATCTTTTCTATAATTTTCTTATTTCTTGCACTGAGTCTTCTTTCTAGTGCCTTAATTACCTTTATTTTTTGAACTTCCTTTTTCATACATCCTCAGCCTTTTCACCTTCTGTTGTTGTTGGTTCTGTAATTTCTTCGAGTGTCATATCTCCACCATTTATAAGCAAGACATCTCCACCTTTTAGTTGTTCTAAACTTAAATCAGTAAGTGATGATATAATTCTTCTATATTCATTTATTGTTACTCTATTTTTTAATGGTTCTAATTTTTGAATAATATCCCCTATATCATCTTTTAGCTCATCAGCACCAGACAAGTCATAGTCTATATACTCTCCATTTTTTAAATAATCACTTAATAAGTAATTAAGCCAATTTTTCAAGTTATTGAAAAATGGGATTACTGCTTCTCTATATAGTTCTTTTTTGGCTTGTTTCCGATTTTGATAAGTTGAATCTCCTCCACCAACTAATTCAACTGGGACATCAGCAGCAATGGCAGCTCTTTCATGTGCTTTCTGTTCTGCTGTACTCCAATCAGCATCAATAGGAGCTTTTGAAGTATCCTGATATTTAAGCCCTGAACCAAGTACCAAAGGACTTCCAGCATTCTCAGCTCCTGCATAATGTGCTGAATATTTGCTTCTTATTTCTTCTCTATCTTCCTTATCTACTGCACCTTCTGTCTGAAGGATCCCACCTGGTTTTCCTAAATTGTTAGCTAAACTCCAGTTCCATTTCCAAGCTTTGAATAAATAAGCTCCAAATATTGCTAATGCATTCTGCTTGCTTCTTCCTTGTCCTATTCCATTTCCACTAATTCCATCAATTATGTTGTCATAGTTTGGAGAAGTAAGCCACATATAGTTTTTTAATTCATCCCCAGTTATTGTTTTGGCTGGGTTATGAATTCTTATTTCTTTTATCCTTCTACCTTCAAAATACACTGTAAAATTGTTTGGTGAATGTATATATAAGTCAGGAGCAAGTGAGGGTAGCCCTTTTATAAGTTCTAATAAAACTCCATTATTTGAACCTTCTAACCAAACTATTAAATAATCTATAAAGTCCTGGAATGATGTATTTGGATTAATCATTCTAAAAATCTTATTTAAAATATGATTATCAACTTTTTTCTTTCCATCCTCTTTTCCTATATAAATGCCCATTTCTATGTTTTGACAAGCCTTTATCTTTTTCTTAATTGGCAGCATAAAGCCTGGCTGTTCCCATATTGTTGTCATATATTCAGATGCTTCAAAATTCTTCCCATCTCCAGTCATTACTGAACAATCTTTGAAAAACCAATTTTTAAAAATTTCTTTAATACTCATATACCCACTTCCCTTTTTTCATATCATTAGAAAATGCGTATCTTGTTGCATCTATACTATGATTATTTTTATCTTCCAAACGAGGTAAAGCATTTCCATCTCTATCAGTTGCATAATCTATCATTTCAAACTCCCGAGAAATATTGGGTGTTCTTTTTGAATCAATTACTATTGCCTCTAAATCAGCAAGCCATTTTTCTCCATACTCAACACTCCCAGCTCCTTTTTTAGCTCCTGTAGCACTGATATCATATTCTCTAAGTTCATCTATACTTTTTGGTTCAGCACTATCACATATAACTAATTCATCATAATTCTTTGATATGATAAAAGCAGCTAACTCTCTATTTTTAATTCCTACTCCAAAAAACTCATCAATAGCATAGATTATCCTCTTTTTCTTATCATATCCCCAACGAACAAATGCCATTGGATCAACTCCATACCCCCAGTCAACTCCATTTCTAAATCTATCAAGTCCTTTTATTTCTTCATTGCTAATAGTTCTAATTTCTAAATTATCAAAAGGAACTATTCCATTTCCAATAGGTTCTCCTAAGTATGTATGCTTGTATTTCATAGGGTTATTTAACTTTACTGCTTCAGCTCTTTTTACGAAATCATCTGAAATAAATGGATTGTCTAGATAAGTTGAGTGATGTACAAATATTTCATCATCTTCTTTAAAAGTATATTCGTATTTCTTATTTACCCAATTATGCTTCATTTTGGGTGGGTTATATGAGAAAAAACCTTTATACCTTAAATTATCTTTTAACTTTCCTCTATATATTGAATCAAGTACCATTTCTACTTCATCTTCATTTTTAAATTCGGCTAATTCCTCAAACCAATATTCTGTAATTGGAAAACTTGAATCAACTATTGATTTACTTTTTTGTGGATCATCAACTCCCATAAATATAAATTTATTTCCTCTCTCTGTGTATCTGATTTCTAAAGGACTTAACTTATATTCAAAATAGTCTTCAACTCCTAATTGCTTAATTGCCCATTTTATTTGCTCATAAACAGACTTCTTTAAAGTTTCACCAACTTTTCTAATACAAACTATATTTAGAGGATTTCTAATTAAATCAAGTGTCAACATTAAAGCTATATTACTTGATTTAGCAGATCCTCTTCCGCCTTTACAAACTATTTTTGTGTACTTATTACTTTTCCAAGCTTTATAAACTTCATGAAATTTTGGTGTTAATACTTCTGATACTTGTTTAATTTCCCTTTTTTTCTTAGAGATTATCAACTATCAACACCCCTCTTTCTTCTTCAACTTCTTTTTTAGCTTGTTCTTTTTTCTTTTCACTTCTTGCTGTTACTTTCTCTACAACACTTGCAACTTTAACCAAAGCATCCGCAGTTTTTGGATCTTTGAATTCTTGAGGATTTTTAGAGATTTCTATTAGTATTTTTTTATGTGTTTCATCTAGTAAATCAACCACATCATCTAAAGTCATTCCTGCTAATTTCCTAGCCTCTTCAAATTCTTCCTTGTTATCTTTAATCCAACGATAGATAGTGCCTAATGATTTTTTTAGAGCACTAGCTATTTCTTTTGCTGTTTTCCCTTGTGCATATAGCTTTTTAGCTTTTATCAACTCAAAATCCATAAGACACCTCCATTCTTTTTTGTTTCTATATTGTTATAACTTTTTTCTTTTATAAGTGTTGTAATATTTACAATGTTTTTAAAAATTGCAATAAATAAAAAAAGCACATCATTTTTTGATGTGCCTTTTAATAGTTTTTAATCTTTCTTTAAATATTCAATTAATGCTTTTTCTATTACATTTGTCAATTTTTCATTGGGGAATTTAGTTTCTATTTCTTTAAAAAGCTGGGGATCAATTCTAAATGTTTTATTGATTTTCTTTTTATCTTCATCTAGCTTTTTTCTTCCTGCTCCCTGTCTTACACCACCTGATGCCATTTTTAACCTCTCTTTCTAAAAATTTTAGTAAGTTTCTTAATACATCTTATAATCACAATAAGACATAGTAAAATACTAAATATTTTTATATAGTTACTATCGTTATAATTTTTTCTTGTAAAATTTAAAATTACTATAACTAGTATTAAAATTGTATTAGTCATTGTATATTTGAGTAAAATCTGTTATAATTTAATCAAGAAACTGGATTACTCCAGTTCCTTGATATTTGAGTTAGTTGAAATAATCTACTAATAGAATTATCAGCGTTAGGACTGCTATGATTAACTCTATTATTGCCGTGATTAGTTCAATTAACTCTTTTTTATTCCCTCCTTTCTTTTGTTTTTTTATTTTCTTACTCATCTTCTCACCTCCTTATATATTTATTATATCATAACCTTTTGATTTTTGCAAGTCTTTTTTCAAAAAATATAAACTTTTTTAGATTTTTTTTAGAATTTTTACCATTACTAAAATTAAGAATTTATAGATATTTAATTGATTTTTAATTAGTGTACTTTTTAATGAAATTCTAATAAAAATTACCACTATTTTAAATATAAAAAAAGAGTCTTTGAACTCTTTTAAAATAGACTATATTGTAAATCTTTTTTTATTTGGAGAGAACTTTTATACGAGCTTTCTCTTTCTAATAACTCTAAACTTTCCAAATCAATCTGCCATGTATATCTTTTTAAGTTTTTTATACATCTATAGCCTAACGTCCCAGTTCTACAATAATTATATATTGTACCAATAGAAACATTAAGCCTATTGGATGCTTGAGCTACACTTATATACTTTTTAGCCATATTTTATCCCCTCCTCTCAATTAATATAACATAATAGCTTATTTTTGTCTATTAAAAAAGAGAGGATTTACCTCTCTTAGTTAAGTCTTTTCTTTATTTGTTCCAATAATATATAAATACCTTTATCTTTTTTACTTAATTTTTTTAATTCATCAGAAAATTTCTGTTTGTCTTCAGAATTTCTATTATAATAAAAATTTAAAAGTCCTGTTTTATAGTCTTTTTTATCTATATATTTTTCTATAATTTCTTTCATCTCATTACTATAATAATCTTCAAGTACAATATTATCTTTTCTTTCTGCCAGTTTATGAAGTATCCATTTTTTAGATTCTTCATCTCCAAAATTCTTTTTATAATTTTCAAAATGTTCTCTTCCTGCTTCATCATTATCAAATATAACAACATATTTACTAGTTATTCCTATTGATAAACTAATCAATGTCCCTAAATTACTAACTCCACTTCCTGGAATTACTTTTATGCTTTTATCTAATAACTCTGCTTCTTGTAAGAGGTTTAAAAAAATTTTATCTGTCATTCCTTCAGTTATAATTATTTTTTCATTATAATGTACAAGTGGGAAATTATCTATTTTTAGAGCATTTATTATTGGTGTAATTTCTCCTAAGTTTTTATTATCATCTATTTTAGTAATTTTTTCAATAGTTACAATTTCATTATTTCTTTTAGCTACATTTATTTCTGCTATCTTAACAACTTTAGGATTTACCATATTTTCTAAATGAGTTGTATAAAATATTATATTATTTTTCGATAAGTCTCTTAAAACCTTTACTAATTCAGATTGAAAAGTTGTATGTAAATATACACCAGGCTCATCTAACAATATTATGCTTCCATAATCTTCATCATTTGTATGTTTCCAGTTATATTTCATTTTTATAAAAAAATTAAAGAACCATTGAAAGCCTTTAGAACGCATATTAACAGGAAATGCAACTTTTCTACTTCTTCCATTTTCTCTTTTTTCTCTCAGATCTACTACTAAAAATTGAAATATATTATTTTCAAATCTTAAATCAATATCCAAAGTTCTAAATTCATTTCTTATTGTTTGGCTGATATGCATCTTATCCCATAATTGGGATAAACTTTCGTTTAGATTATCTTTAATATCAGCAAGAACAGTTTGTCTATCAGGTAAATCATACTTTGAAAATTTATCAATATTTTCATTATTCTTTTTAAAAATTTCTTCTATATATGGATACCATTGACTACCTTTTTTTATTTCCTCAGGAACAATATCCTTAAAATCATCAATATATATGATATTAGGTAAATCATAAACAATAGATTTTATAACAATTTCTCTAAATTCTGAAAGCCCACAATATATATTAATTTCTTCATTATAATAACCATTTGTATTTATTTTTTCATCTATAGTCTCAAAATTAATGTTTTCTAAAGTATAGTAGGGATTACCTATGTTAAAAGTTCTTTTTATTTTTAATGTATTGTATGAATTAGAAAATATTTTTTTAAGTTTAGTTAAAATTAATTCTTTAATAGGTTTTAAATATTCCTTTTCTCTGAAACCATTTTCTTTACTATAACGGCTCATTATGAAAAATTCTTCTTTTTTTTCTTCCATAAAATATCTTAAAGTGTTTTCTATAATAATATTATTATCAATATTTTCTATCTCAGCTTCAATTTCTGGGAGACTTTTATTATCAAACTTATTCTTAATATAACTAATATTCACAAATTCACCATTATATTGATCATCATTAGTATAATCAAAAGAAAACATTGCTTGTAAGATTGAACTTTTACCTGTTTCATTTAATCCTATTATTGGAGTTAATTTAGGTTTATCAACTTCTATTGTTAAGTCTTTGATAGCTTTATAATTTTTTATTCTAAAACTTTTATATTTCATTAGTCCTCCTTTTTTAATATTTATTTCTTATTATACTCATTTTTTTTATTAATTACAAAATTAATATTATTTCTTATTTTCTCAAAAGCTCTATGTTTTATAGTATGTACCCATTGCCTTGATTTTTTGAGCTTTTTTGCTATCTCCTCTCCTGAATAACCTTCAAAAAATAAATATTTTATTACTGTTCTTTCCTGGTATGTACAACAGTTTAAAACTTTTTCTATAAGTACTTTATTTTCTAGATTTTCATTATTTAAGTTGTTATCTTCAAGCTCAAGGTTTTCTAATCCAAAGAAGTACAATCTTTCTTGTTCACCCTTTTTAATGCTCTCTATGACATGTTGAGGTACTCTATACCTTTCTTTATCTATATATTTCCTTATCTTTGCTTCAATATGAAAGTATAAATGTGTCATAAACTTTGTATTATAGCTTTCATCATAAGTTTTAATAGCTTGGTAGATTCCAAGTATCCCCTCCTGGAATCCATCATCAGTTCCACCCCATTTATTATTTATTTTTCTAACTGCATTCAAATACTTTTCAATAAGAGTTTCAGTAGCTTCATTGTCTCCCGCCTTGGCTTTTCTTATTAGCTCCAAAATTTCAGTACTTTCCATTTTATCACCTTATAATTATAGTGCTAATTTACTCCTTACTATCTTTTCCTCAGCTACTTTTATAACGTTTCTAAGTTCTTGTTGTTCTCCAATTATTTCAAGTTGTCTACTTTCAATTCCTGCTCTTTTTTCTTGTAGTTTTTTCAATTTAGAATTTAAAAGCTCTATCTCAGCTTGGATTAATTCCTTTTCTTGTTTTAAATTATCTTTTTCTTTAAAGTAATTATCTTCAAAATTATCCTCAGCAATTTTAGCTCTTTTTAAGTTTTCTAGTAAGATATTTAAAATTGCCTTGTTTCCTTCAGCATCCAATTCATAATTTATAGGATAACAAGTAACTAAACTTGACTCAACAATTACATAAGTCATCATTTTATCTCTATGGATGTAAAATTCTGCTTTTTTATGAGCATCATAAGCTGCTGTACAGATGTACTCAGTTCCTTGAAATTCTGTTTTTAAATCTATTTCTAATCCTTCTACCTTATCTTCATTTTGCTTTTTCCAAATATCAAATGTTCTATCATTGATAATTTGATATTTATAAACTCTTGAAGCATAACGCATTAAAGCATGTTTTGTTATATTTATTTCTTTCATTAATCTTCCTCCCAATCAGCTATTTCTTCCACATCAGAATATGAATAATTATGACAATTAGAACATTCATAATAATCTGTATCGTGTATACTTAAATCATCTCCAGAAGTATCTTTATTTTTATCTAACTTGAATAACATACCCTTTCTTAGTCCTACTTCTTCTCCACATTTCTTACACTTCCACATTTCCACCACTCCAAATTAAATTTTTTCAATTTCATTCAAAACCCATTTAAAAATAGCTATCTCTTGTTTTAATTCCTGAATTAATTTTTTATTTCCTAACTTAGAATTATTTAAAAATTCAATATTTTCTTCATATTCTTTTAATTTATCTCTTATTTCTTTTTCTGTTCTCATTCTTCTCCTTGTTTTATTTTAGACTTTTCTTTTCTCCTGCCATTCAAGTATCTCTTCCAGAACATAAATTAATTTGCTACACTCTTTTACTGTCATATTATCCATTGTTTTATCTTTTCCAAGATAGTGTTCAATAAATTCTTTTTTATCTTTTTCTTTATAAACCTTACTATATAGTTTATTTAACTTGTTTTTTTGCTTTTCTGTTGCATAGTCATTAATTAATCTATCTAAGATTTTTATAAGGATCTCAGCTTGATTATAGCTGAGATCCTTACTAGAATTTTTATTAAATTTACTTTTTAAAAGTAGTCTATAATCTTCATCTTTTAAGCCTGCTTTATGCTTTAAAGTATGAATATATTTAATTTGATGTTTCTTTATTTCCTTCATTTTTCAAGTCCTCCATTACTGTAGTCATAGAAA